ACATAATACTAATGAATAATACGTTACCTTTAAATTTATTTAAAGAGACCGCATGATTATATATTATAATAATGCAATCAGAGATCACAGATGAAAACTTTAAAAAACAAATTGTGTTTTTACTAAATAACAGTTGGACCGGAAAAGGAGACATGTATTTTCCTCTTCAGAACTCTGTGAACATAGAAAAAAGATACATTTTAAAGCTCAGAAATTTTAAATACATTTTTTACAAAAAGAACACCATGGACACAAAACGAGCTATTTTATTTATGTTTTTGGATAAAAATGGCAACAACACATCTGTAGTAATTCTTAAAGATTTAACTATTTATAAAATTAACATAATGTGCCCAGACGAATACTACCAAGGAACAATTTTTGATATTTCTTATAAACCAGAAGAAATCTGTCTTTATGATACATTTTCTTGCTGTGGAAGTAAGATCAATAAAATTACTTATCTAGACCGCGTAGCAGAAGCTCAGACTTTTAAACATAATATACAGTCTAGTAGTACACCAATTACTGTGACTGATTATTCAGAATCTATTAATTCTTATGCAAAAGACTTCAAAGACACAGATGAAATTTTTATGATTCCAAATGATTTACCTATTATAACAGGTGTAAATTATTCTTGTTTTAAATGGAAACCTTCTAACTTGATAACATTTAGTCTCTTAGTGAAAGAAAAAAACGAAGACATTGAATTATACAGCACTATATTTAAGAATGAAACACTGTTTTCAAAAATTCATCATTCAGATCCCGAAGGACAAAAATATATACATCTAATTAAATCATTAGAAGACTACAAAGACAATTGTATCATAGACATTAATATCAATGATACAATTGAAATAATTGGAGTTAACGATTTTAAAACAATTCCAAGCACAGTTAGATCTATAGAGAAAATAATTGCTATTAAACGCGAAGATCTTAAACTAAGTGATCTAGATTTCAATTAGAATCATTAGAAAATGATAATATTTGGAGTATAAATGTAAATAAATTTATTATATCAAGATACAAATTAATAGAAGCAATTATAAAGTCTTCTTTTTTGTAGACTTTATAAGTTCTATCTGTTATCATTTTTGTATCATAAATAATAAAACCAGAAAATAGTACACTGCCTGTACACGTTATAAATAAATGCAAATAATTACTCATTATAAATACATTTATAATTCCAATTGATATAAAACTTATTGTTAACATTATTAAAAACTGATTAAAGTAAGATACATATATTTCCCAGAATGACAATAAGCCTACAAAAGTCATAGCTAATATATCTATCGTTGTTATACCGAGAGCTAATAGTAATGCATCTCCGCTTATAAAAGTTGAGATTGAACTAAGCGTATAGCTTGTGCTTAATGTAAATAAACAAAGAAGTATATAATTTATAGGGAAAATAATAAAGTATCTTTCACAGCAACACGAAACAAATAATGGTATAAATGTAAAAAATAAACTAAGTCCAAGAAAAGTGCGACCTAAGTCTGATATATAAAATGTTCTTAAGTCATAAAATTTAGAAATTGAAACACATGTTAGAAATGAGAATAATTGAAAAAGTAAACAAATGTAAACTTTAAAAATAAACTTTTTAGACTCTTTAAGAGTCATACCTTCTGGTTCTTGTTCAATAACGGGAATTCCCTCAACCAAAGGAATCATAATCATTTATTTAACATTAAAATAATAAAATAATTCTAAATTGCTTTATTATTTTAATTACATCACGTTATACATTATACATTATACATTATACATTACCACATGCCGAAACTAGCCATCTTCTTCTTACGGAGGCGGTAGGCACGGCGGGCCGCGATGGCTGCCTTGGTCATCTTGAGCTTCCGGTGCTTCTTTGGCGAGAGGGCGTGGCCGCGGCGCTTGAGAACCTTCGCTTCGATGTAGTGACGTCCAGACTTTGTACGATAGTAGAGACCACCGTTGGCACCACGGTGGAGCTTGCGCTTGCGACCGCGAACAGTTACGAACGCGCGCGACTTTGGTAGCGACTTAACGTAGTGACCGCGCTTTGGGCGACGGCCGGGCGACTTCTTGGCCTTGCGCGCACGACGCTTCTTACCGAAGAAAACTTCTAACATACCCATATTTATTTTAATATAAACAAAAGAAAAAAAAATAAAATTAAATTCAAAAATTAAAATAAAATTTTAATAAATTTTGAAATAACATTTTCTTTAAAATTGTGCAAATTTAGAAAATCCATTAGTATTTTTTTGTCTATATTAACTTTTTCAAATTTATTTGGAATTTGGTAATCAAATTCTTTGAAAATTTTTCTAGAAATGATGTAATTAAAATTTGGTACTTCTTTGTTTAAGGTTTTAAGAATTTCTTCGATTGAACCGTGCTTTTTTATTAAATTAAATGCTGTAATTGGACCTATCTGTGGTATAGGATCGGTGTAGTCACACCCGGAGAGAATACAAAAATCAACAAAAGAATCATGGGGCATTTCAAAACGCTGCAAAATTACATCTGTATTTATCTCTGTAATATTTTTATTGATAGATGTCTTAAGGATTATAGGACATCCAAATGTACTAGCATCTGTATCATCAGTTACCGTATAATCTACAAGACCGTTTTTCTGTAAAAATGCACAATATTTTTCGGCGTCCTCTGGGGCTGTACAATAAGGAATCCCAGACTTCTCAAGAAGTTCTTTGCTTTCTTCGACGTGTGATTTTTTAATTACAATTAATTGAGACAATAGTTTTTCTATCTCTTCTTGAATAGTTTTATTTTCTTCTTCGGTTTCTGGTTCTTTTGCTCGAAGCTCTTCCAGCCTAACGTACATTTTTTCCTTTGTAGCTTGGCGTTTAACGAGCGTTACTCTTTTTGCTTCTGGCGGGGTTCCGTCAAATACGAAAATAGGGAGTATACCATTCATAAGATAAAACTTAATTCTATTTGCGATTCCTATGAGATGAGAGTTTTCAACCCTAGATGCATATTTAAATTTATAAAGAAGAATACTGCAGTCTATAGCAACTTTTGAATTTCTGTACTTTGAGATGTCACAAGTCTGGATGGCATCTGGTGCCCACTTTTTAATAACGGTATTTAGTCCGCGAATACCCATTTTATTAATGTAGTATATTCTATTCTTTTAAGTAATATCTTTTTTTGTAAAATATCAACGTATCTTTATTCTCTAAATGCATAGTCAAGTAGAATATTTTCTTCTTCTGGTTCATCAGATGTTAAATCAAGAGTTCTTTTTTGTTTTGGAAATTTTGGATGTAATTTAATATCATTATTTCTATAGTATTCTACTTCTTTCCAAAACTCTTGTAATATTGGTATATTTTTATCCAACCACTTTTGATCTCTATATACTCTTACTATATTCATTGTATCCGGTGGGAGATATTCTATAAAATCCGCTACCCTAAGATCGCAAATAAAAAGATTAAGCTGAACTTGTGGTAAATAATACTCCGGAATCTTACCAAACTTAATTTTTCTTCTATATGGACACTTTACTTCTAAAAGAAGTGGATCTGCTTCATCATTTGTTTTAGAGATAGCTATTCCATCGGGAGACCCTGCCATCCAATAATAATCTTTATTATGATACACATCTTCGTGTGCTATAAGGCCAAAATTATAATTTACTTGTCCTGTAAGTTCACAGTATTTATCTACGGCTTCGTCTTCGTATTTTTGTCCGTGTCTTGTAGCAACATTTCCGACAAAAGGCTTTGGGTCAAAACCACATTTCTTAAAAAGAACTTCGTGTGGTTTTTGATACGGATTAAGACCTAAAACAGTACCTGCATCAGAACTAGTAAGCTTATTTTCACGTTGTTTAAACCACATATCAGACCTCTGTTCATATTGAGGAATTTCTAACAATTTATTAATTTTATGCATTTAAGTTTACTTTTATATATAAAGTAACTTTAAATTAAAATGCATAAAGATATTTTTATATCTCATACTTGGCAAAAAGACAAAAAAAAGGCCGAAATAATCATACGAGATGTACAGTATTGTGTAATATATTAAAAGAACAAGGGTATTCAACGTGGTTTGATCATTAC